AAAACGAAGCATGGGTTGAAAAGAAGTGATATTAAATGATGTAATAACAGAGGCAAGACGAATACTACAGGATACTCTATCCCCACAGCGGTATAGTGATACTGTTCTATTAGGTTTTGCAAATCAAGCGCTAAAACGTATAGCTGTTTTGCGACCTGACTTGTTTGCTATTATTGCAGAAATACCTACCACAATAAATACTGTAGTGCAGTCAATGCCTGCAGATTCAATCCGACTACTAGAAATTTATTCCGTAAAAGGTGGTAATGGAGTTATTGAAACTAATAGAGAAATATTAGACCAATCGTTACCAACTTGGATGAATACTACGTCAGGCCCTGCTATTAATTTTATGCGTCATGTTAGAAATGCAAACAAATTTTTTATATATCCAAAAGCTCCTGACAACCAAATATTAATTGGGGAGTATGCACAGACTCCTCCCATATATAATGGTACAACTACAGTTGAGTTATTGCCGGATGCTTACTTCCCTGTTGTTATAGACGCTACTGTATTTATTGCTGAGTCTGTAGATAACGAACATGTTAATTCAAATAGAGCACAATTATTCCAGACTTCGTTTACTCAAGCTCTAGGGGTAGCTGCACAGAGCAGGTCTATTACTGATACAGAACGAGGCGGGTTAGATGAAGGGGATGTTGCTTAATGGCTATATATACTGATAGAGCATTCCTCGATATTGTTAATAGATTATCTCCTAGTGTGCCCGGATGTCCAACTCCTGTTATAGAGCAATACGTTCGTGACGCTGCTATAGAGGCGTGTGAACGTACTTTAGCTTGGCGCTATGAGCAGCCTGCTATTAGGTTGGTCACTGGTGCATATGATTACGAGTTTGATACTCCTGACGATGCTGAGGTTCATGCGTTTATAACTGCTACTGTTAATGGTAAAACCCTTACTCCTGTTACTTTAGAACAGATGTATGATCTATATCCAAAGTGGCCACACCAAGCTGCTAATGAATATGCTGAACCACGGTATGTTACTCAGTTAGACCCAGATAATTTTTCTGTAGCTCCTTTACCGGACGCTAGTACAAATTACGATGTTCGTATGATTGTGTGTCTTAAACCTTTAAGAACAGCAACAAAAATGAATAAAACGTTTTTAGATGAGTTAGAGAATGTAATAATGCACGGGGCGTTGCAACATTTGCTAGTGTTGCCTGATAGGACATTTAGTGATAGAGAGTTAGCTTCTTACCATGCAAAACAATTTGCGTATAAATTATCTGAGCGTAGAGCTAGAACTAATTTAGGCGTAGGAAAAGCATCCATGCGGGTGCAAGCACAAAAATTCGCGTGAGGTAAATTATGGCTGAAACAATAAAAGTAGTACAAGGAGATGAATTACCACAAATCGTTTTGACACTTACAGACGATACGGCTAACTCAGTTTTAGATTTATCATTATCCACAACTTCTGTTTCTATAAAGTTTAGAAAAAAAGGTTCAACCACTACTCTATCTACAATTACTACTACTAAGTCTACAAATGGTTCTGACGGTAAAGTTACATTTAATTTTGCAGGGGGTATACTTAATGTTGATCCCGGTGAATACGAAGGTGAAATTGTAATTAATTATAATGGATCGCTTCAAACAGTGTATGATCTACTAAGATTTAGAGTAAGAGCTGGCACTATCACTAATACCAGCACTACTTATGTTGTAACGGTAGCTAGCGGCACTCTTTATGGTGGCGGGTCAGGAAATGTTTTTTACTTAAATAGTAGCAGTAATCCGGCTTTGACTCTTATACGAGGTCAAACTTATGTGTTTGACCAAAGTGAGTTGACTAATTCTGGCCATCAAATAGCTTTTAAAGATTCTAGTGGTAACGCTTATACGACAGGTGTTACAACTATCGGAACTGCTGGTTCAAGCGGTGCTCAAACAACTATTTATATATCTTTAACTGAAGCTTTACCTAGCCTATACTATTGTACTTCTCATGGTAATGGTATGGGTAATGTAATTTCTTAATGGCTAATACTAGCATATCTATATCTTCTATTGTTATCACTTCAGTTATAAGTGCCTCTGTTGCTGTTTCTTCTGTAACAGCTACTCCTTCATATCCAGATGCTTCTATAGGTGTATCTGTTAGCGGGCAGACTATTAATGCTAGTTATTTTATTGTACCCACTACTGTGTTGCCAGAACAAAGGGTCACTGCTTCGGATATCAAAGATGGAGTCGGTTTTGAAACTGAGTTAACAAAAGCTATTGATGCTGCAAAAACAGACGAGGCGTTACCTTCCGAAGCTATTGATAAGTTTGATGTTGAAATAGTTAAAGCAGACTCAGTTACTATGGTTGAGTCTCGTGTAAAAGTATTTACAGACTTTATAGATTTTGATCCTACAGATGATGATGTAGACGCAACACCAGTAACAATAAATGATACACAAGTATTTGATGCTTCTAAAAGTATATCAGGTTTAGATGAAGCAACAGTTTCTGAGTCTACTGCAAAATCACCTAACAAACCCGGAGTTGTAGATAGTGTAACTACGTCAGAAGCTATCAATCAGCTGCGGCCGCATAAAAACGTTACAGACACGGCAACAACTTCTGAAGAGATTAACCGTTTTGATGTGACAACAGAGCTGACCGATACGGTGTCAGTTACAGAAACTACAGCTAAAGACCTTACAGCTACTGACCCAGATGATTCGGTTACTGCTGTACAGTCTAATATAAAAGCATTTACTTCTAATATAGATTTTGATTTATCAGATGCTGATGTAGACCCTGATCCGGTTACAGCTTCAGATCAAATAAATGTTTTTGCTGCTACTAAAGGCTTAACTGATACTGCTAGTGTTACAGAGGCTACAGCTAAAACTGTTGGCAATAATAGTCTTGCCGATACTGCGTCACCAGCAGAAGCAGCAGTTTTTAATACAACAAAACCTGCCATAGCAGATACTCTTACTGCAGTAGAAGGTATAAAGTTAGACCCTACTGTAAAACTATCAGCAGCTTCTTCTGGTGCAGAAACGTTTGCTATTACAGTTGTTAGCTCTGGCGGAAATAAATTTGCAGTTGATGGTGTTACTAACCCAACTCTAGAGTTATTTAGCGGTATTACTTATACGTTTGATGTGAGTGACAATAGTAATTCTGGACATCCGTTACGTTTTAAAGATGGTTCTACTTCTTATACGGCTGGAGTTTCAACAAGTGGTACAGCAGGTCAGGCAAATGCAACTGTAACGTTTGCAGTGCCTAATGACGCACCTACGTCAACTTTAATTTATTATTGTACAGTTCATGGTAATGCTATGGGTAACAGTATTTCTGTGCCTAATAGCTTGACCGCAAATCAAGTTCTTGCTGTAGAAGCTGCTGTGTTTAATATACAACAAGCTTTTTCTCATGCTGCGTCAGTTACAGAAAGTATAAATACTAGCTTAATACTTGGTGATTCAGAGTTTATGTATCCTAGCCAAGTTTACATGCACGATACTGATCCTAATGATTCAAGTATTAGAGGTTATCATAGAGGTCTAAATGAAGGCGGAGGTACAGTATTTACTCAAGATGTGTATAGGTTTACAAGATTAGATTTCTCAGCTGTTTTAGGTCAAGATGACAGTCTTCTAAACAGTGCCTATATTGGTGATGCAGACTTTGGAGTTGCTTCAGTAGCTCAATCTGTTGGTATTCTAGGCTCTGCGGGGCTTATAAACCAACCTCGTATTAATGGACAAAGCATAACTTATGCAGAAACAAGTTCTGCTGGACTATTAGTTAATTTCATATATACTGATACAGACGATACTGAATTAGGTGGTCATTTCTTAAATGAGACACCGCTTTGTGCAGGATCATATGTTTAAAAAAGGAGATGGGTATGATAAATGATACTATCAAAGTAACGGGTGAATTAAAAGTCACTCTTACAAAACCTGACGGTAACGTACATGAAACGGTTGTACCTAACATTGTCGTTACTGATGGTAAAGAATATATTGCGTCACGAATGAAAGACGCATCAGCTACAGCTATGAGTCACATGGCTATCGGTACTGGCAGCACTGCTGCAGCCGCTGGTGATGCAGCTCTTGGAACTGAGGCTGGTCGAGTAGCTCTTACATCAACTACTGTGTCAAGTAACGCTGTTGCTTATGTTGCAACATTTGCTGCTGGTACAGGAACAGGTGCAATTACAGAAGCCGGTATACTTAACGCATCATCAAGTGGTACACTTTTATGTAGGACTGTTTTCTAAGTAATTAACAAAGGAGCTGCAGATACATTAGGTATTACTTGGACTGTAACTGTAAACTAAGGAGTAAGTTATGAGTGTAAAATTCTCAAACAATGGTCACTCCACATTAGCTGCTAGTTTAGCTTCTAATGCTACAAGTATAACTGTTGCAAGTGGACATGGTGCTCGTTTTCCATCCCTTTCGAGTGGAGAATATTTTTACGCTACACTAATTGATGCTTCTAATAATCTCGAAATTGTTAAGGTAACAGCTAGGTCTAGTGATGTTCTTACAGCAACTCGTGCTCAAGAAAGTACAACAGCAAGAGCATATGCTATTGGAGATCGAATAGAACTTCGTGTAACAGCAGCAGGTATTACTGATGCTACTAACATAGATAACATTGTACCATCTCAATCTGGCAACAGTGGTAAATTCCTTAAAACTGATGGCACGAATGTATCTTTTGCAATAGCAGGGTCTACTGATGCAAGTGATTTGACTAGCGGAACACTAAACCATGCTAGACTGCCAAATGGTGCAGTGCTTCAAGTTGTACAACATATACATACCTCTCAAGAAGGCTTTAGTGTTGCTAGTGGTACTCTCAGTAGTTATTCATCTGTTCAAGATACTATAACACCACAAGACTCTACTAATAATATATTAGTAATGATTTCTTTGGATGGTGTTACATTTGAAACCGATGGTGGGTATGGTCATTTTAGGCTTTACAGAACAGTCGGTGGGTCTGATACACAAATAGGTAAATTTGGATATCCAAGACAATGGAGTTCTGATGATAATGCAAGTGGTGTAACTATGACTTCTTTTAAACTTGATAGTCCCGGCACTACCTCTTCCGTTACTTACCGTTTTAAATGGTTTAGTAACAGCGCCACTAACACTTTTCAGATCAACAGAGATTCTGAGGGTAATAGTTCAATGACTCTTATGGAGGTAAAAGCATGAGTATGATTTCATTTACACAAGCTCTTACAGAGTTAAATATTACCGGATATATGCTTGATGGCACACCAACTACAGAAGCCGAATTTAAAGCTATGTTTGCAAAATTAGATAAAGACGGCAATAAAGACACCAATCCAGATAACTTTGGTGTTACTTGGAGTCAGCTAAAAGCAAAGTATGACGAATTAGTTAATGATGAACCTATGACAGACCTTCGTGCAGAACGAAATAGGTTACTAGCAGAAACAGATTGGTGGGCAGGCTCTGACCTTACCATTACAGATGCTCAAAAAAAATACAGGCAAGATTTACGGGACATTACAAAATCAGCTACATCTCTTGATGATGTAACATGGCCTACAAAACCGTAAGGAGTAGAGTATGGGAGTTAAAGTAACAAACAACGCATTTGGAACCATATCAGCTGGTATTAGCACTTCTGCTACCACTATTGTTCTTGATAGTGGTCAGGGTGCACGTTTTCCTACACTTGGCTCTGGCGATTACTTTTACGCTACTCTTATTGACACATCTAATACTTTAGAAATTGTAAAAGTTACCGCACGTTCTACAGACTCTATGACTGTAACTCGTGCTCAAGATAATACTACAGCTAGTGCTTTTGCTATTGGTGATAGGTTTGAACTTAGACCTACCGCTGCATTATTTGAAGATATTGTTAGTGGTGCTACACTTGTTAGTGACACTAGTCCGCAGCTCGGTGGTAATTTAGACCTTAATTCAAATAATATAAATGATGGCACGTTTTTAGCTGATAGTAGCCGTATTCGAGTGCCTAATGCTTCTTCTAATCCTAGTTCTCCAAATACTGGCGATATGTATTATAATACTTCTGATAAGATTATAAAACACTGGGATGGTACAGGCTGGGTGCAGATGTCAAATGTTGTCCTTGATGGCTCAACAGCAGCTTTAGCACCTCAATATGGTTCTGAGGTTGTTGATGCTTTAGGCTCATCATTTACAGCAGGATTGTACTACTTAACTGGATTAACAGCTTCTGGGTTTAGTGCCCAACAAGTTTATGTAGATGCCGATGGTTATATGCTGTTTTATAGACACGCAGGAACAGGCGGCTCATATAATTCTACTTATGAAATCAGAGGAGATACTCTAGGTGAGGCTGCTGTTGGTACATTAACTTCACCTACAATGGGTTTAACTACTTCAGGTGTAAGCACTGCGGCAGGTAGTTATGGCGTGGCACGTTTAGCAACTAATTTTGTTAGAGCGTTAGGCGGTGAAAGTGCTTCTGGAAATGTTATCCGTATGACGGTTGGTAGTAATACAGTATATATAACGGATGCTCAATGGTACGCTACCGCTGGTACAAGTGGGTCTGACCCATATGGGCATGACAGTAGTATTAGTTATGGAAACTCTTATGCAAACCGAAGATCAAGTACATCGTACAATACAGGAGAAGTCGGACGACCATTAGGTACTTACCCCGGCTTTAACGTAATCCCATACTATCACGGAAGTAATTATTCTGGTGGTTATGATGGCGGTTGGCATAAAGCTACAACAATTTGGGTGAGGCAATACTAATGGTTAATTATGATAAAATTGCTAAGAGCACATTAGAAAATGTTAACACAGCAAATGCAGACTTAGTATACCTACATGATGGGACAGAAATTAAAGTAGCAGATAACGCCGAGTTAAATAAAGCTTTTCGTAACGAAGAAGCTAGAGAAAAAAGAGCAGCTGACTACCCCTCTATCGGAGATCAGCTAGATTCTTTATACCATGCAGGTGTGTTTTCTTCTGATATGGAAGCAAAACTTAAAGCTGTTAAAGATAAATATCCGAAAGAATAATTATGGATAGGAAAGAAATTAAACGTACACCTCTTGTTATGATGCCTGATGGTAGATTTTTGCGGGGGGATGAATATGTAAGTGAGGGAGTAGTGGTTGAAGAACCACCGCTTTATGAAAAGCCGCAAGCGGTTGAAGATCAAACAGCAGCGGTGTTAGGACATAATGAATAAGAAACGTATGACGACAGCTGAAATAAATAACGAACTGCTACAACACGAAGCAATTTGTGCTGAACGTTACAACATGATACTAGCTCGTCTTTCTAGACTTGAGCGAGTGTTTCTTGGCGCAGCTGGTGCTGTGATTGCGGGATTGTTATCAATAATACTAACCTTAATAAATTGAAGGAGGTGATCAAATGCCGGGTTATATGATGAAAGATAAAAAGAAAAAGATGTATGGTTATGGCGGCTCTGTGACTAAGAAGAAAAAAATTATGTATAAAGATGGTAAGACAGTACCTGAGCTGACTTCGGCTCAGATGAAACTACCAGCTGCATTAAAAGATCAGATTATCCGATCAAAGAAAAATGACATGGATAAGAAGAAAGGTTAGGTATGTCCGGTGTTAGAGTATGTAGCAGCAGCAAATGCGGCCTATGCCGTTATCCGCAAGGCAGTTGAAAACGGGCGAGAGCTAACTTCAGTTGGCAAGCAGATTGCAGCTTTTACACATGCTACAGACGATTTATCTAAACACGCGAACAAAAGAAAAAACAGTATATGGTCAAACTTTACTGGTAAAGATGAAAGTGATTTAGAAGAATTTATGGCTCTAGAGGAGCTAAAAGAAAAAGAAAATGAGTTAAAACAAATGATGATATATCTAGGCAGACCCGGTTTACATAGTGATTATGTAAGGTTTTGCGTAGAAGCTAGGAAACGAAGGCAGGAAGATGCAAAAGAAAAAGAGCGAAGGTGGGCTGCTTTTGTAGAAAAATTTCAAGCTTGGATAGCAGGCATACTTATATTTTCTCTTTTACTAGGAGGCTTAATAGGTGGGCTGTGGCTACTAAGATATAAAGGAATTATCTAATGCCGAAGAAACTGCAAAAAGAATCTATATATGCTGAGTACGATCAAGATGGTGACGGTATAGTTACTGATGAAGAACTTGGTCATGTCAAAGAAATTAAACGAACAGAAGACGCTACACGGAAAAACCTAGCTCAACTTAGGATGGCTAGGTTTTCTTTAATTGCAATGGGTGCATTCACCTTTGCTATGTTCTTTGTACCTATAGATAGAGTTAACGCATTAGCTGACATTAGTAATTTATTTTATCTTACTGGTGGCGGTGTTGTCGCTACCTATATGGGAACTACTGCTTGGACACAACGCAGTACGAATGGGAAATGATTACAGTGTTTGCGTTATATGTATATGCAGGCGCTAGCTTACAACCGCCAGTAACTTATTGGTATGATGTTAATAGGTGTAGGTATTTTGCTAGTAGGTTGATGCGTCAGCCTCCTATACCGGGAGAAAAAAAGAAGAAAATCACTGCTGTGTGTAAACTACAGCAGGTAAAAAATGGTACTGAAATCTACAAATAAATGGTATAAACAAATGATATGGCTACAAAAGTAAATGAAAATACTGAAGTTGCACTACCACTTAGAAACATAATTACTATGGTGGCAGCAGCTTCTGTTGCTACATGGGCGTATTTTGGGATTATAGAACGGTTAAACCAAATGGAAACCAGTATTACTATGATGGAGGCAGATCAAGGGCAGAACACAGAGTTTCGTATTAAGTGGCCTAGGGGTGAGATGGGTAGTTTACCTGCTGACTCTGAGCAGTTTATGTTGATTGAGCATCTAGCTAAAGAGTTAGAAAAGTTACAGTCTCAAATAGAAAGTGGTCAAGCACCATACGACCAACAACAAAAATTGACCTTGGAATTTTATGAAAAACGTATAACAACTATAGAAGAGAATATAGAGAAACTAAGGAATAATGGTCACGGAAAACAATGATAGAGCTAGTTTTTGTTTTGCTTCTGTATAGTAATGGAGAAGCTATAGAGTATACTCCATATGACAAACTATCAGAATGCTTGTCTACAAAGAGGACAATTAAACGTAATGTTAACGGCGGCGTAAACTTTGATAGTCAGTGGAAATGTAAAGAATTAAAAGTAAAGCTGGAAAAAAAGTCAGATGGCGGTTATGATATAGTAGAACTTATTGAGGAGTAATTATGTTACAAAGTTTAATAGGGCCAGTTACTGGGTTACTTGACAAGTTTGTAGAGGATAAAGACCAAAAGGCAAAGCTTGCCCATGACTTGGCAACGATGGCCGATAAACATGCCCAGCAGATAGCGCTCGCCCAAATCGAAGTTAATAAGGCTGAAGCAGCTTCTGGATCACTTTTCAAAGGCGGTTGGCGTCCAGCGGTTGGCTGGGTCTGCGCGATTGCTTTTGCATACCATTTTATAATCAAAGACCTAATTATATTTGGTGCATCTTTTGCTGGTGCAGAACTACCTGAGTTACCTGAATTTGATATGGGTACACTCCTAACTGTTTTGGGCGGCATGCTCGGAATCGGAGGACTTAGGACATATGAAAAGCAAAAGGGAATTACTAAATGAGAGAAAATTTTGATAAATCACTACAGCTTCTGTTAAAGCACGAAGGCGGATTTGTAAATCACGAACGCGATCCGGGGGGTATGACTAATTTAGGAGTGACTAAAAACGTTTATGAAGAATGGCTAGGCTACGAAGTCGATAAACAAGATATGATGAAGCTTACACCAGAAGATGTTGCTCCAATATATCTAAACAACTACTGGATAAAAGCAAACTGTGATGAACTACCTTCCGGTTTGGACTACGTTGTTTTCGATTGGGCTGTTAATTCTGGAGTAAGTAGAAGTTCTAAAGGTATACAGAAATGTTGTGGCGCTGAGCCAGACGGTGTAATAGGGCCAAAGACACTACAACTTATTCTAGGGCAAGACACAAATTTTATGATAGAAAAGTTTAAAGAAGTAAGGCAGAGTTTTTATGAGGGTCTAAATCACTTTGATGCGTTTGGTAGGGGTTGGACTAGGCGAAACGATGAGGCAACAGAGGTTGCGCTAGGAATGGTTGAGAAGTAATGGGGTCAGTAAAGCTAACAAAGTTTCTAGGGGAAGCTCCAAAAGTATCTTCAGAGTTACTTCCTGATGGAGCTGCCCAAAATGCTTTCAATGTTAAACTGTATTCTGGTGATCTTATACCTTATAGGACTCCAAAGCTTGTTGAGAATGTCGGGCGAACGGGCACAATTCAAACACTATATAAGCTTACTAATCCTTCTAACGGTGACAATGTATTCCTTACATACCTCAATGATGTAGATATTGCTACTGCGTCTGCGCCTTGGACAACTACTTCTAATACAGAAGATACTGAACAACGATTTTATTACACAGGTGATGGTACACCCAAAGTATCTAATTATGATCTAGCTACCAACGGAAGTGCTCCGTTTCCTGTAGCTAACGGTTATTACGATCTTGGTTTACCACTACCCGAAACAACTCCAACTGCTACTGCTGTAACATTTAATGTTGTAAGTTCAACACACTATGAAAGAGACAGTGGTAATACTGCAACATTTTATGGCTCATCAAACCACAACTTACGCTCAGGTAATGTTGTGTCAGTTAGAGATTTTGGTACATCAGACGAAGCTAAGTCTTTTAACGCTACGAACGTAGAAGTTACTAAACTTAATGCTACCGATTTTACTTACTTTAGTCCGGGTGACACTGTATCTAAAACAGCAAATACTACTGGTCGTTCCGAACTTGCGGGTAATACACAGATCAGAACATATGTTTTTACATGGGTTACACCTTGGGATGAAGAAGCTATACCATCTCTACCTTCAAACGAAGTGTATATTAAAGAAGGGCAGACTGTAAATGTAACTAACTTACCTACTGCAAAACCTTCCGCACCTACACAAAATTTTGTGCGAGGTATACGATTATATAGAACTGTTGTTTCAGCAGCTGCTACAGAGTATTTTCAGCTGGCAACATTATGGTTTCCAACAGCTACCACCAAAGTAGCACGAAGTGGTTCTACTGTTACTTTAACCTTGGCAGAGCCACATAATTTTATTGTTAATGATAGATTTAAACTATCCGGTATGACTACAGATAGCGGCAGTATGAATGGTGAGTTTTCTGTAGCGACTATTGTTGACAAGTATTCGTTTACATTTTCTGACAGTGGGAATGCTATTGGTGAAACTGCTGATACTAATGGTACAGTGTTCCATGATGTCTCAGAAAGTTTATATAATACAGCTAGATATTGGGGTGACGGAGGTAGTTTTACTTTTGTAGATGATTTTCTTATATCGGGCTTGTCTAGGATACTAAACTCTGAGGATAACGACCCACCACCTACAGGTATGAAAGGTATTCGTGCAGCCCATAATAATATTCTTATTGGTTTTTTTGATAACCAGTTATGTTTTT